GAAATTGACTTGATTGCATATCAAATATTTCATATATTTTACCACACTTTTTGAAACCTGTAAATCACTATTTTTCAGACCTCATGTGGTAAGACGGATTGAACAAATTTACACAAACTAAAAAATATTTTATTTTTGAATAGGAGACCATTATCATGACTTGGAACTATCGTATCATCTCTCATCCACCATATGGAGTGGCTGAAAACGAAGGTGCAAGAACGTATCAAATCCACGAAGTTTACACAGACGAAGGTAAAATTATTGGATTCACCGAGAAAGGAATCGAACCTTTCGGAGAAAGCATGGACGAACTTCGTCAGGATTTTGAGTATATGCAGATTGCATTTACAAAACCAGTACTTAAAGTAGAAGACTTAGAAAGCGCAAGCCACTTTGGAGAAAACCTAGGATGGGGGGCATAGTTAAGCCTCTTTTTACTATGATAAAGAAAAGCGTACGCTACAAAAGGTATAGATACATCTCAGTGAGAGTATTAAAAGATACCGTCAAGAAAGACTGCTACGATGTTTCCTTTCAATCTTCTGCATGGCCGCGGTGGAAACGCTGGCATCGAAATGTAGACATATATGTTACAAAAGAACTAGTACTCAGATATACAATAAGAGCGTGGATACTGCAATGGTTTTCACCTCGTGTATCACATTGGTTTATCACAGGAAGTTGGGTTAAATAAAAAGGGGCACTCGGCCCCTTTTTATTCTGGTCTATCTTCGGGATGTTCCCTAAACCATTCTTGATATCTTGGAATACCATTCTTATCTATAATACATAGATTCGTACAAATATTCGGATCTTTTTCCTTTTCCGAATTCCATGTAGCAAGTACAATTAGTACAAATACTAAAGCTATACTTACTGCAAATGTCATCTCTTTTCCTTCTCGATATTTCCACCAAGTTCGAAAGTCTGTCATGCTTCAATCTCTAAGTCCCACTTGCAAGCATTTTTAGTTTTATCTTTATTTTTATATGCTTTCGCAAGCGTATACTTCTCGTCCCATTGTTGGAACCACTCTTTCTCATCTTTCTTTGCATCCGCAAATACTGACCAAGTAAAGTAAGTAGAAAATATAAAAAGTATATGTCCATAAAGTAATGGAAGTAGATTCATCCAGCCTGCTATCAAGCCGCAGAATGTCATTGTCCAAAGTATAGACAGTACTATCATTAAATACATTTGTACACTCGAATCACGAATGTAGCTGAGGGGATTATACTTTAAGTTCATTATAGAATCCCAACTATAATAGAACCACATGAGTTTATTTTTCATTCTACCTCCGGGTAGTGCTTAGCCAAACTTGACTCCTGAGTTTTGTTTCTTTCTTTTATTCTGAAAAGGCCATTTCTTTTCAATGAACGCTGCAGGAAAGTAAAAAATTGACAGTATAGTAAATATACTAAATACTGTAAATGCAAATATTGATAACCAATCTATCATAATGCTCCCAGTATTCCTTCAAGATCAGGCTCAAAGTAACCTGGTCCTTTCATTACTTTTCCATCTTCACGATAGATAGGTCGTCCACTTTTGCCGAGCTTAGACATGTTACTTCTGTGCACTTCTTGAAAGCACTCATCTAAATCAATTCCAAATGCATGCCCTGCTCCATACACAACATAGAGAAGATCAGTAAGTGCATCCGCGATCTGTATCATATCTCTATCTTCGATAGCTTGACACAGCTCACTAAATTCCTCTGATATAAGTTCTAGCCGTAGATCCCTTGTATTGAAATCTGGCCAGGTAGGATCCATTTCTACACTCTGACCGAAGGCTTCCATAAAGTCCCCAACCTTCTCAAAATTGCTTATTTTTGTCATTACTCTGTCCTTTTTGCCTTCTTTTCTCTCTCAATTTTGCTGCTTGTTTCGCTTTATTGCGACTCTCACTTGGTTTTTCAAAATACTCTCTTTCTTTGAGAAGTGCTAAATCTTCTTTTGTTTTGCGCTTTAGCATACGAAGAGCAGTATTTACGTTATTGTTTCTGACTTTTATTTTCAATAATCCTCCTTAACAGTCCGGATCAAAGTCATACCACTCTTCTGCTTCAGAAGGCTCGTGGTAATAGTCATCATCAGAATAGTCATCATCTTCAAAGTTGAGTTTCTCAAAGTCCAACTCTTCTGCCTCTGTGATCTCATGCTGTATTTCTTCTAACGCCTGTAATAAAGACTTTTTATTTGTAGAAGATGTGTTCATTTATTTTCACCGTTATAGTTTTACTTCTTGCCCAGTTAGGCTGTTTGATATAGTTTGCATGATACCAGAGAGCTCCTTCTGTAAGATCGGGAAAGCCTCGAACATAAACTGTAATCGCAAGGTCGGCTGCCTCTCGAAATCGTATCTCATCACTTGGAAAATCGACTTCACCGTCGCAGTACCAACTAAATTGACATCTATGGAGACGCTCACCGCCTTGCATTACAACACCACAAACTGTGTTTGGAAATCTGGGAGAATCTACTCTATTCATCGTTACTTGTCCTACTGCTAATCTACCCGCAAGAGGCTGATTTCTGCTCTCAAAGTAGATATTTCGGGCAAGACAATCTAACTCCTCCTTGAGGTCTTGAGCACCTGCAGGCTGAGTATATAATAGTGCAGAAACTAGAAGAACTGCTTTTGTGGCCGTTTGAAATGCCATCCTTCCCTCCTAAGTCTAAGAGCCTGCGCAGAGCAGGACTGTAGTGTTCTATTTGGGAGTGCTTTTAGAAGTTCGTCAGTACTAACCATATAATACTTGTTAGTCAATATCTGCTTTTCCTTGTACGACCAAGGTTGTTGTTTATAGTTTCTCATAAAATTTCTCTCTGTGAACCAATATTATACGCAATATAACCTCCGAAGTCAAGTATTATTTTTAACATTCTTCTCAAACTTTCAAAAAATAGTTCTTGACTTCAAAGTTTTTGTGCTGTATAATATCCTTTAAATCGAAATTTTAACCAAAAAAACGGTGATTCAATAAGGAAAGGTCATGATAGCAACTGAAATAGTTTTAGTAGTAATGGCTTGCATAGTAGGTGCTGTATGGACTTCCTACAAGACAGGACTTCGTAAAGGAATAGAAACCACTCTCGATCAGCTTGAAAGTGCTGGCATTATAGAATTTGACGCGGAGTAATGGTGAGCGAGGCCCGCCTAGAGCCAAAGCTAGTAGCTATGGCATTGAGAAAAGAAATAGAATTTGCAATGACACTTGTAAAACCCGGCACAAAAGGTGACATTCAATCGGCAATACGATGGATGGCAATACGAGTACAGCAACTAGAAAAAGGGCCTGGGCAGCCCCAATAAAATGCCCAACATTGACAAAACCAAGCCTTCCGAAAGGGGGCATAGCGCACACCGAAAGGGTGCAAAGGAGAAAAATATGAACAATCTAGCAAGATTGAATGTGGCAGACTTCCCAAAATTCTTTTTGGGGTTTGACCGTTTTGAAACTGTAAACCCGAATATTGACGGGGGATACCCTCGATATAACATCGTAAGGACAGAATCTGGATACCGTGTTGAGATTGCAGTTCCGGGATGGAACAAGTCCAATATCGAAATATCACAGCATAAAGATGTCTTGACTGTAAAAGGTTTATGTAAGCAAACGGAAAAAGACGGTGAGTCATATATATACAAGGGGTTGAGCGGAAAAGAGTTTGTGCGAACATTTACGTTACACAAGCACGTGCAGCTCAAGAAAGCTTACATGAACAGAGGTCTCCTATGCATTGATCTGGACGAAGTAGTACCAGACGAGGATAGACCTAAGATGATAAATATCGAGTGAAAAAATGTACAAGAAGGTCAGAAATTATCTAGATAACTGCGACGGACTGCTATGCGAAGCCATATGGTGTCAAGTCATGTTTTGGGGAATGCTACTAGCAGCTGCTGCACACTAACTAGAGGGCGGGGAAACCCGCCCATTTCTACCAAGCCAAGAGAAATTTATGGCACTAGGATTTATAAAAGAATTAGTAGGCCCAGTCACGGGTCTAGTATCGGAGTTCATTGAGGACAAAGATCAAGCAAATAAGTTAGCGCACGAGATTGCTACACTTGCAGAAAAGCAAGCACATCAACAAATAATGGCACAGGTTGATGTAAACAAACAAGAGGCAGCACACAAGTCTTTGTTTGTAGCAGGATGGAGACCTGCAATTGGTTGGATATGTGGTTTGGGTATGCTGTCCAACTTTATTATAGTACCTATGACAAATTTTGTACTGGCACTCACAGGAAGTCCTGTAGTAGTGCCCCTCATAGAACTGGAAACAATGATGCCAGTTTTACTCGGAATGTTAGGTTTAGGTGGAATGAGGTCTTATGAAAAAGCAAAAGGTATCGCTAGAGAAAAATAAAATGGCAAACATCAAACTTCATGAGTATTGGAGTGACGATAAAAATAGAAAAGCTTCCGTACATAAAAATGACCAAGGTTTTTATGTAAAATTATCAGAAGGAGGCTACCTTCGAGAAGTGCGTAGACTATACAACCAAAGTGAGGAGTATGCTAAAGATTGCGCTGAAAATTTTGTTCTCGGAGTGTTTAACTTGTGAAAAGAAGAACTTGGCTAAGACTGAACACAGTAGCGGATAGAAATATGGATGATGGTTTAAAGAAAGTACATAAGAGAGAGGATACAAAAAGAAGAATGCAAGCAAATACAAATCACGAGATAGAAATGATTAAGCAACAGCAAAAGGCAGAAGCACCTTTGTTTAAAGATATAGATCCTTACTCCGGCTCAGACTGGAATGAAAATAGAATGGATATCATTGGACAAAATGGCAACGATGGCCAACACTACGACGATCCAATAGATGGTCGCTGGAATTGGTACGGGGCCGAAGAAGAAGACGATGTTAAAGATACTCCTAAAGATAAAGAACCTGATGCTACAGGTATGGAGGAAGATCCTCCAGCATCGCCGAAGATTGTGCGAAACAAAAGAGGAAACTATGAAATTTGAAAAGCTAATAGACCAGCTTATGTATGACGAAGGCGTCGTATATAAAATTTATGAAGACCATCTTGGGTATGCTACTTTTGGCATTGGACATCTTGTAAAAGAAAGCGACCCAGAGTATGGAAAGCCTGTAGGTACTCCTGTATCAGAAGATCGTGTAATGCAGTGCTTTCGTGAAGATTACGATATAGCAGTAAGAGAATGCGCTATTCTTTATGGGGAAGATTGCTTTGAAGAC